TCATTAAAATCCTCTAAAGTAAATCCTACTCCTTCTTCAGACATTATTAATATATTAATATATTAGTATTTTTAATTTTATAATGGGTGACGAAAAAGTGACGGAGTGACGAAATGACGGTGATTATAAATCCTCAACCCTTCTCTATATATATACAAAAATATAAACACTATTATTTATTTTTACAATTATTTATTTTACTTTTTTTATTTTTTCGTCACTTCGTCACTTTTAATATATATAATGTTATATATTTTAAGATTATTATAGAAAAGTATAAGGAAATAGGTAAGAAAAGAAGAGTGACGAAAAAAGTGACGGTAGGTGACGATTTGTCTAAGCGGTGACGCTAACATTTCCATCTTTGAGAACCATAGCTCTCTCAACCATAGCAAAAATACGCTGAGTAGATGCTTGGGCTTCAGCACCGAGAACTTTATCAAACTTTCTAACTAATTGTATGGGTTTCTGTCCTACCTGTAGACCGTTGCCTACAGAAGGGCTATTATCAGTTCTAAGATCAACGCCTATATAGTTGTGTTTTGCTTCTAATGCACCACGCTGAACACGTCCCATGTAAGTTGTTGCATCAGTAATAAGGTTCTGATTTTCTGTGCCGTCATCTGCAACCTGAAGGTCAAGGTCAAACTCTATTTTAGGTATCTGAATATCAACACCGAAAACTTTACTTAATTCACGCTGTTTTTTGTGTTCTTTGTTCACGTCATTAGGATACATGCTGGTATCATTAATACGGAAATTATAAGATTCACCTTTACGTAAACCTTCACTTGTATAGATACCATGTATTTCATTAGTAGCAAATCTATTAGTATGGACTACAATAGACCGAACTTTTCGTCCACTTACAGCTATATCTGTGGTATGGGTCTGACCAGCCACTAAAGGAACTGGGATCTGATTTGTTGTAAGGATCAAATCCTCATATGGAACTAAAAGACCGGTATCAGACATAACCTCTTTAGCGGTTTCATTCATAGTCACAGCGTCATAAGTAAGATAATCCGCTACCATCTGAACGGAATTAGGGTCAAGCTGAGCTACTGGGTTATAGATAATGCCTCCAGGATCAGGTCTAGAAATATTGATAACGCCTTCAGTAGTAGGGTTGTTAAAAGTAAATTCAACACTAACAGGTTCATTAATAACAAATAGAGGTAGCTGGATATTTCTCATGAGTGGGAAAATATCAGAGAGTTTTATCTGATATTCTGCGGTTCTGTTTGTATCGTTTTCAATAGTAGTAGCAAGATAATCAAGGCGGTTATTACCAGTAAGAAATCCGTTTTTCATTTCAAGGGTGGCTGAAGCCTGAACAGATGGGGCTAGACCGTCATTTGTGCCATATTTTAAAAAGTGTTTACCTTCCTTTTCTTCTTGTGAAACAAAACAGCGTTTAATAACTTTATAATATGGATAATCTTGCACTTGACTAATAATCTTAGTTCCTATTTTAAGGGTAGCATTACGTATAACTGAGTGAATACCAGCACGAATAGGTAAAGTAACTCTTGAATTCATATCAGTATTAGGAGCTATAATTCTAAAGGTAAAAATAGATCCAGAATCAAGAACGCCTTTTTTCTCTAAAACAAATCTACAGAAATCCCTATTAACAACAACAGGGTCTAAAATATTTGTTTCTACATTCATGTTTTCAACAACAGCCATAGGTTTTAAATTTAAAGCCGAAGGCAAATCATTCAATCCGAGTTTCTTAGGTTGGGCAGACATTTATAATATTTATAAAGATAAAAAATTATAAATAAAAAAACATTAAAATTAAAATTAAAAAAATATATTTAGTTCTGAACCATAACTCCGCTCGGCGAATAAAGTAGTGTATTCTTATTAAATGTATATGTATAGATGCTATTAGGACTGTTACCATTTAGGGCTGATTTAATGCGAAGACTATAAGGCGTATCCTTAAAGCTCACTCCGACTTTAGAAACATTATCAAAAGAAACTCCTATACCGTATACTTTATTATTAGGCACAACCTGACCTCCAGCGTTTAAATCATTCTGAAAGAGTGCGGATTCAGAAGATAGAGGGTATTCTGTCCTAGTCTGATAATTAAATTTAGAACCCTTATTCGTTTCTGTAAAGAGTGATTTTAAGGAATGATTATATTTAGGTATTGGTTTAATAGCATTAACAAAGTTCATATCTAGGTTAGAGATTGGGGTGCTACTAGCATTAGGCACGGTTTCATCTATTTCATAATCTATAGGGAAATTACGTCCACCTCTAGCATGTATAACCTCATTAACAGCAACGTCCTCGCCATAGTTGTTATTCACAATATTTTTAAGGGCAGGGGTGCGAAGACTATCAAATAGGTAGTTATTTATCTGTGTTGTAGGAACGAAATTATGTATAATAGATAGAGTATTACTTGTTCCTAGATTATATGTCTGAGTATGGTCTGAAGCATTAATAACAGAGTAGATATTGCCGACTGAATTGTAACTAAATGCCCCTGAACTTGGGATACCCATTTGTGACTGACTAGAACTATCAACATTTAGTAATTCATAAGTAAGAGTTAAATCTCTGAGCTGGTAGAAAGCTCCGCCGTTTGCGGTTGCATCTGTATTAGAGGCACGAGCAAAATTGTGGAGCAACATATTATCAGGGGTTAATTCTAACTGAATAACAAGCCCCCTAACTCCGTTATTTCCTAAAGGGATTGGAGTATTAGAATTTAGTAGACCGGTCAATAGAGGGATACAGAATCCAGCTGGGTTATTAAAAAAGTTACCATGAACCCTATGGTTAGATCCCTGAAGACCGAAACTTAAATGACTATCAAAATCATTCTGAGATTGCGTAACAGGGACAACAGAAGCAAGGTATCTATTATAGTTTCTAATTGTTTCTAAAGTTTGGTTATTTTCCTGATTCATAATAGTAATCTGCTGGATTGCCCCATGAACCGAAACTCTAGGGTTCATAGTCACTTGACTCGCATTAGTATTTTTAGAGTTGTTATTATCAACAGCAACTCCAGCACCGTTACGGAGGATAATTTCTCCATTAAGTCTAATACTTGAAGCCTTAAGAAGTTTATTCTGATTTGGGATTACAAAAGACACAACTGGGTTACCGTTGCGGAATGAATACAAATTATCACTTGGGGGATTAAGTGGACTAATTTCAACTTGTTCACGATTTACAACTTGATACGACATTTATAATATTTATAAAGATAAAAAATTATAAATAAAAAAATATTAAAAAACTAAAATAAATAAATATTTACTATGTAACATTTAATTCATAACCATTACTCCATTTTGAGATACATTAATCTGTCTGCGTGATTGGATAAAGTGGAAGAAGTCTTTAGGAATAGTAGCACCTTCATACTGAACCCTTAGGTTAAGGTCACCCTGCGTTAAATTATAGACTTGTCCATATTTACTAAATCCTCTAGCAATAAAGAAGTTGTTAGCTACATCATAAAGATTTCTAACAACAAGACCACAATTAACTAAAGATTTTTCAAGTTCATTAAGATACACTTGACCTACGCTTGAACCGGTGCTTGAAAGTCTAGCAAGGTCAACCGTCCTATTTGGGATAAGATGTCCATTATGAATATACTGGTAATTTTGACTACCATTAAATTCTCCACGCCACGCCGAGCATGTTAAAGTCCTTGCATTATTCCTTCCTGTAGGAACTGATAAAATACTATATGCCTTTGTCTGTGTTGAAGGTATAAGCTGATCTGTTGCTCCATTAAGAGATGATAGCTGATGTCTATATGTGTTAAAAGTTCTATAGTCAAGAGTTAGACCATTACTAGACTGAATTGCTTTCATAATATTATTTGTATATTCAACTGGAGGTATAACCTGATTAACAACCATTTCAACATTATCCATACGAAATCCTAGAGCTTCATTAAATAGCTGGTTTGCAGTTGGAATATCAGCATAATCAGAAGAAGTCATAACACGAAGGCGGTCTGATACTTTAATATAAATTCTAGAATCAATTGGGTAAGTAGTCCCTAGAGGAGTTCCAGCGGTTCTATTCTGAATCATAGAAAGTCTCAAATCTCCGTCACCGTCTTTATCTAAAGACTGAATAATACCTAAAGTCTTTTCGCCAGTTCCGTCTGCTAGAGAAGCATAGAGAAGGTCACCCACCATAAAGGGATTAGAGTTATTGCCAGCATTAGACCTAATTGCCCCTCTATCATTTTCGCCGTCTGCTGGTTGCCTTAGGTCAACATTAACGGCAGAATCCGCCCCTGCTTTTGTTAGACCAGTATCTAGTGCTACCTTAAGGGAAAAATGGGCGTTTACGGTTTGAGATGAACCATCTGCTAACATACCAGCATTTCGCTCGGTAGATCCAGCATCGTTATCCGCTGAGCCATTAATAACACAGGCATTACGGACATTATCTAAATCTATAGTAATTCTAAGACCTTGAGTAGCTACAACTGGGAAAATTTTATTACTACTGAGAATACCAGTATCTAAAGGTAGCATGCATTCAACCGTTCTTTTAGTAGGATTTGTTGTAACTGGGTTGGCGTTCCAGTCACCAGGAGTATCATGAAATAATTGTTTTGAGTGGTTTGTTGATTTATTTTGACCTTCATAATCTTCACGTTTATTAGAAATACTTTCATTAAAAGTAAAACTCCGTTTTTGAGCCACTAACATATTATAATTCTGAATTTCTTCTAAAGTTGCCGAAGAAGTTCCATCTTGAATACGAATATTTTCTATAAGACTGTGTCCGCCACAGCGTTCATCTGGTTTTAACATGCCTCTACCAGTCATTCGTAGATCACATTTTAAAAAAGTCTGTTGTGGGTTAATATATCCTAAATACTGGGGAATTAAAAATTTCATTTGTTTAGAAACATTATCAGACTGATTATCTCCGTAGGGGACTTGAGCCTCAGGCTTTACGGCTATCACTTTGTTAGAAACATAATTAGAGGATTGCGTGGCTTTCAACATTATATATTATTTATAAAGATAAAAATTTTATAAATAATTTTATTTTAGATAAAAAATAATAAATAATAAATAATAAATTTTAAAAAGCGGAACTCATACTCGGAGCGTCCATAACAGTATCAAAATGGGGAGCTACAAATTCAGACTGACTAGTAGCAGAAAATATAGGTTTAGGAACTGGTTTAGTATGCGGAGTAACTAATTCAATAACTCCTCCTATAAGTCCAGCAACTCCAGCCACAATCGGCAAGGCTTCTGCAGTAGCTCCAGCTAAAGCAAATAATCCGCTACTGGCTTCAGCTCCTTCAGAAAGTAAACTAGCTCCTGCCCCTAATGCTTTAGCCCCTATACTTTCCGCTCCTTCTGCTAATGAAGAACCGGCCTTTAAAGCATCTGCTCCTTCTTCTCCGAAACCGCCTAATTTACCGAAAGCGTTTATTTCGTCAGGAGTAGCCCCTCCGAATGCACTCGTAGGAGTTGGCTCGTTTAATGGGTCAGCGTATAGATTGCCTCCGCCACTAGGTTCTGATTCTGGGACAGCGTCCTGAGCCTCTTGGGCTTCTCTTTCTGCTCCAGTATTAAGATTTATAGCATTTTCGTCGCCTTCGCCTAGAAGACCTTCCGGTTCTTCACCTAGATTTTCTTGTGCTTGTGCTTGTGCTTGTGGCTGGGCTTGTGGCGGTTCATCTTGAGGGGGCTGTGTTGGCTCATCTTGAGTTGGCTGGGTTGGCTCATCTTGTTCTTGTTGTTGTGCCTGTTCTCTTGCTTCTCTATCTGCTTTTGCTCTATTTATGTTACGACGTAGTATTTGACTTCGTTCCGACCCTAGACCGCCTGGTAATCCTTCTATACTTTCAAATGCTTCACCTGGAGCAACTGCCCCCTCTTCTGCCTCAGGTTCAAGGTCTAAATTTGCTCTAATTAAATTTTGTTTATCTCTACTTGTTAACCCTTTAGTAAATAAATCCTCTTCTCCTTCTTCAGGGACACCCTGTCTAAAATATCTATTTGCAAAATCAGTAGAAACTCTATCAGATTCTAAAGAAGGCTCTTCACCTTCCCCTTCAGCTACTCTATCCTCAAGACCTTCACCGCTCCTTTGATTTTCTTGTTGTAATCTTTGATTAATTCTATTTTCTGTTGGTTGATAACTAGGATTTCTATCAGCATCCGCTTCACGTGATAATCTCGCAAGTTGCTCGTCGTCACCGCCACCGCCTCCGTCTTGACCGCCTTGTGTTCCTTCTTCCTCTTCCTCGTCCGCTGGATCTTCGCCTTGTGCTTTCTTGCGATTTGCTCGTATTTTTTTAACTCTGTCTACATGATTATCATATACTTTTTTAATGCTCCTAGCCCCTTTATATAATCCTGCTGTAGATTCTCCTATCTGAATAAAAGTTTGACCTTTCATTAAAGCTTCATTCAAATCGTTTTCGTATTGCTGATATGCTAAATTATAAGCAGAATCTCTATGGGCTTCTAGACCATCTAAAACATTTCCAAACTGTCCTGATAACTGATTATATTGAGATAAGGCAGACATATTATAATATATAATAAGATAAATAAAATATGAGTTAAATTTTTATGTTAAAAAGTATTGTCTAATAGTTCAGGTTGATCTAATGCTGATATTCCTTTTGATTCATAAATTAAATCATTAAAATTCCTATACGCTTTACTTGGATTACTCTGTAGATCTAAATATAAAAAGTCGTATTTTTTTTGACTTGCTTGTCTATATAATTTTAAAAAGTTTTTATCTCCGTCATATTGAGAACCCAGTTCCTCAGCCATTTTTAATAGTTCTTTACCATTAGGATTAGGGCTACCTATTAATGCGAATGTGGCATTCTGTCTAACAATAGCAGGTATGGCTCTAAATAATTGAGATGCAAATACAAGTAATCCTATATTATAATGTCTAAATCTTGTGCTTAAAAAAAATACTTTAGAAGTTCCTTTAATCCCTACAAAATCGTCCATGATAATAGCAATAAAGGGTCTGTCTTTTGGTTCAAAACTTTCTTGATAATTTAATATATTCTCAATAATATCGTCACTATATTTATTATATATTGTATTTGGAAACTTTTTCTTTAAAAATCTTGAAGTTTTATCATTTTCAATAGTGTTACTTATAATATAAACCATATCAAACAAATCAGCATAGAAATTAGGATTTAATAATAGATTACTAATAATAGTTGATTTTCCTGTTTTTGTTGGGCTAATAAATATACCCATTTGTCCGGTTGAAATATCAGGCAATCTTGCATCTATGGGGCGTTTTAACTTTGTATTTGTGGGATCAGGAACTACAGGTAAGATATTTAAATCAAAGGTATTATTTTCGGTATCCATTTAATATATATGAAGATATTAATAATTAAATCTTTTCTTATAGTCTTTTATACTTGCGGATAATGTTGGTAAGTTCCATAAAATATACCTTGATAATGCTCCTGCTGACTGGGGATTTGTCCAGTCTTCTCGGACTTTGTGTCGTGCTATATAGGATTTCTTCATTTTC